ACTTAGAATTTAAACCAAGTACGTCTACTGGTGTTTTAGGTACGTCTACCCAACGAATCATAGTCTGACTTGCATCTAAAGTTTGAGACGGAGAATTTGGATCAAATCCAATAAATCCTCCAAGACACACTACGAATAGTGTGATCCACAAATTAATCCGTTTCATATTGATTATTTGTCGGAATAGGCACTTTTGTCTACATAATCTGCAAACCTTGCGATAGGTTTCGCATAATATTTGACAAGTTCTGCGACTTTATCCTTGAGGATACTTGGAGAATCGCCATATGTAGAAACAAGTGTCTTGTAAATAGCAGATGGATGAATAGTTACAAAGCCGTTCTGATCAGCATTCATAACAGTTACTTCATCATCTTTTCCTTTCAGGATAGCATCAATAGCCTTATCTGCGTTTGCAGTAAGAATATTGAGAGTAACGGCACTGAGTTCTTTCTCTAAGGTTGTTTTGAGATTGTCACCGACTCTCTCGTTCCATTCCTTCAATTTCTTTTCGGAATTGATTGAAACGATTACCTGAATAAGTTCTGCAATTTCTGCATCACTGACGCTTGGACACCAGCCCTTCAACAGAGCATGTGCACCAAGAATACTATGCTCAGTATTCAACTTGCCTCCTACCATACCTTTTATGCAGGTAAGCAGTGTTGCATCTGCTCCACTCTTAATGAGATTTGCAAGCACAACGGCCTTCTTTTCTTCTTTACTGAATGAGAATGCATTACGTCCCCATTCAATACCCTGAAGGAAATTCTTTCCAATACCTTCTTTCTGTGAGAAAATAGTACGGAGAGCTTTCAACTTATCTGCAGCTGGCATATTAGGATCTGGTTCAGGAATTTCTTCCTTAGCTGCAGCTGCATCCTTTCTAGCGTTTTCCTTCACTTCCTCAGGCACTTCCTTGAACTCAAGTACTAACTGACGAGAATTATCATTTGCCTGCATATACTTCACCTTAATGCCAAGGTATTCACCAAGAACGCGTTCTGCTTGTTCACGCATTTCGGCATTAATACGTACTCCCATAGTCTGGAAGTCGCCTTCAAGCTGAGTGAAATACTGTACTAAAGCAACAGATGTCATAACGTCAAACTGACGTTTCATTGCTTTTTTTACCTTTTCAGGAGTTTCTGGGTTAGTCAAATACTCGTTCCGAATAATGCCCATAAGCTCAATCGCATGATTCTTGTCAATGCGGTCCTTAGAGCCATCACTACCAAACATTCCACCCAATGAGGTAGATGTTGTGATAGCAACACTTTCCGGTTTTACTACTTCAGGAACAATAACTTCCCCTTTGGTCTTGGTCTTTTCGTCCTTAACCTGCGGTTTATCTTTGGTTTCTTTGTTTTCCACTACTTCCGCAGGCTTTTCATCAGGTTTCGGCGCTTCTACTGTAGTAGCTACAGTATCTTGAGTCTTTGACGGTTCCTCAACCTTTGCTTTATTTTTCTTAGCTAATTTCTCAGCTTTTTTACTAACTTTTGCCATTTTGATAATGTAGCGCTCCTTCGCTATAAGTTAATAGGTTATATACTTGTAAATAAAATAAATTAACTCTGAGATGTAATCTCTGCAGTCACGAGTCATCTATAAATTTACTTTCAGTTCTCGCTGTAGGTAATCCTTCTGCTTCAGTTACTGTACTGTCACGTTCAGCCTTGTTTTCCTTACTCGTATAGTCCTGATTGCAAGGTAATACATTCCAAACAACGGGTGTATTACTACTATACGTGGGGGCTGATTCTACAGTAGCCACTGCAGCTTTCTCAGGAGTAGAAGTACATTCCTTATATACTTCTTTAACTCCTGCACCTACAAGTAAGCCTATTACTAGAATGGCCATTAATCTAGAAAAGGCTTTGGCATCTTTCATCAATCTTGCGATGATGAAACATATCACTATTGCAGCAAGCAATAGACCAAATGAATTTGCCATAATTTGTAAGTATTGGTTAATATTGGTTAAATAATTGTTTTAGTCTTTGTCTTGCCTTATTTAAACAGGTTTTAACTGTTGCTTCTGGTATGGCAAGCTCTTGTGAAATTTGCTGATAGGATTTCCCATCAAGTCGAGCATATATTAAATCTCTATACTTTTTCTTAAGACGAGGAATACATTCCATAACAATATTAATATTCTGTTGAAATATCATATCATCTTCTGGACTGTGTTCTAATCCGCTTAATTGAATCTTTGACTCCTCATCATCAATATAGTTATTTAACTGCTCTTTTTTATTCCGTCTTATATAGTCAATTGCAGTATTAACTGTAATTGTCTTTAACCACATTTCAAATGAAATATGATTAGTATAAGATTGTAACTTTAAATATACTTTAGTAAATACCATAGATGTTATATCATCTGCTGCATCTGAATTATGTACTACATTGTTAGCAGTATACCAGACTGTTTTATAATAGTTATTATAAAGTGTATTAAAAGCTTTTTCGGAACCTTCTCTAGCTTGCTCTACAAGAAGCTTTTCTTCTTCTTTCATAGTAGCTAGATTTTTAGTGGACTACGGCTAACTCAATAGCCGTAATCCTAGGATCAGAAAGGAAGGATGTAATCCAATATATATTGATTAATTACAGCTTTTCTTTTCCAATAGAGTTCTTTTATCCAATTAGACCATTCTAGTCTTTTATCGGAATCAAGATAAGTTAAATTCATAATCATGTTTACCGCAATTCTTAACTGTACTAACTCTGTTTTAGAGTTTGAGTTATGAATATCAGTAATCATAACATTTAATATCTTACTTTGAACTCTTTTAGCTATAGTAGCTATTTCTGGATGTTTAATCCTAGTAATAAGAGCATTAGGTAATCCATAGAATATTGCACCTTCTATAGAATTATCTTTTACTAACTTATACCAGGTAGAACCTATGTTAAATTTACCACATCCATATACCTTTTCATTTATTATAAATGGTACAGGCATATCAGGTGTAGTTACTATAGGTAACGTACTTGAATAGAACCTATATTCAGGCTCCAATTTATCTTGCAAATACTCAATGACATTCATATTACAACTCTCCTTGAAGCCTTAACCTTGTTTCAATTTGAGCAATAATCATATCTGCCTGAGATTTTGAGAAACCTTTGTTGATGAATACAACTTGAGTTTTCACAATATAATCTTCAGGGAACATCTTTCTGTTGTTCTTATAAGCCTGAATGAAATCGTTAAACTCTTGTTCCGTATACTCAATCTTAGTTCTCTCAGTAGCCTCTAAGCCTAATGCATTTTTGACTGCCTCACTTACAGAGGGATAGTCAAATACATATGACTTCGGATTAGCTACGATGTCTTGTAGTTCAAGACTGTCTTTTTCTAGTACTGTGATAGTACCGTCTTTTTGCATGTCATTCAGTAAAATACCTCTGACAGCAACTAAACATGGCGCAGTGCCTGCAATTCTCACTAGAACACTAATGTTCTTTCCATTGGCTATATATAAGCCTGGTTTTTTAAGTTCTAACATATTTTATTCCTCCTTTTTAAAAAATTTGTCTGCTACTACCTTTGCATCAGATAAAGAAAGTTCATATTTATCCTTAATCTGAGAAAGAAAATCCATTTTACTGATACAAGACTGAGCTAAAGCTTCTAATTCGTCTTTGACTCCTTGAGCATTGAACTTTACCCAAGGAACAATTTCAATTTTCTTTACCGACATTGTTCTTTATAATTTATAATTTCTAAATCAATTCTTTTCCAAAAATCATATCCTTCACTAGTTGCTCTTGCATCAAAGCAATCTATAAAAGGACAATTACGAATTAGATGTCTTATGCGTTCAACAGAACGCTTATGCATTCTATTGTTACGCCAGCTTTGAGGTATACAATTTTCATAGATTAAATCTATTACTCTTGTTAGAACTTTGTTCTTTCTAAGAACATAATCCCACTCTTGAGGTAGGATGTCATTGATTGCTTTCTTTACACTCATACTTTACATCTTTTTGAGTTTCACCATAAAAGGAATCTTCATAATTTGTTTCTTTAATGAGAATTAGTAAGTACTCTATGCTAATTCGTGTACTGTTTAAAGCACCTTTTAATACATAATTTCTCATTTGCTTATCGATGTAATTAAGCATTGTTAATACACCAGTAAGATACATAATTGTAAAGTTCCTCTTACGAGCTTTTATTTGTTTAATGGTTCTCATAATTTTGATAATTAAATAGTGGTAAGGAGAGGATTCGAACCTCCCTCTTCTAACTTTATCAGTATTAGCGTTTCTAAGCCTTATGAAACTACTTACCCCAGCCTTTTACGACAATGGCGAGCCGTTCAGATTATCACGCTACTAAGCGAGTGTAATCTGTTACATAACTTGTATTGCCAGTTATCTGCTTATTGACCTATTCTATTTCCTCTATGTCGCTGTCAAAACCATAATGCCCCGATTGCAGCTCAGTTGCCATTTGTGTTATTTCACACATGAGGAAGAGTTACCCATCACAGGAGCTGCCACTGGTTCGAGTCGAACGAACATAGTGGAGCATACGGGAATCGAACCCGTGTCCAAACGACGATTCAATAGACCTAACAGTCAATGAGTTTATAAGATTAATTAAAGTATAACTCTCGTGCAGAATTAAGCCATCCTTCCAGCTTTATTATTTAACACTGTTCACAGCACTCTCTACAGGTAGGCCTTCGTTATGTTATACAATACTCCTGCTATTTTTATAATTAATCTTATTAGTGGGTATATAGCCGATCAAAGCTATATACCCTTAGTACTACTATCCTATTTATTCGTATTCCTTATTCATAGGCAACCCCTTTCCTTCACCTGACCTAGGTAACAATACCTGGTTGACCGTTGTATAGTCCATTGTACTCTTGCTTATTTCTAAGCTTCCATTAGGGTTTTGGTTGGTAAATAGTAGCTTGGGTTGACTGCACCATACTAACTTGTTTAGGGTTAATAATATAATTCTCTGCCATATGCCTCTGGCGAAGGAGCACTGACAGTAACTGCTTTAGTTTGTGTCCTTTCAGAGTTATCATCTCTAAATTGACATACATCACAATGTTGTTTGTTACATTGTAACGGGCAATCATTCTTAATTAAATTAAGAGTAGTTGCTTTTAATTTCCGGTTACAGATTAATTTACTCACGGCTCATAGATTTGAAAGATTTACGATCATAGGGCTGTAATTTAGCTCTACGTGTCGTTTTCGTTCTCTTGTTTATAGACTTAATCATATAAGCACTGTCTTTAAACGTTTTTCCCATAATTACATTTCGTTAAGAGTTGTTAATGCTGAAATAGCAAGCTTCGGAAGGAATGTTGCATTCATGCCTTTCAGTGCATTGTACTCTCTCGTTGATCGTGGACCAGTAGCAACTGTTTTAAGGATAATAGGCTCAATAGCCTTATCAACAAAAAACGCTTTCCAAAATGCTCCTCTGAATGCTTCCTCTTCAGTAGGATCACCACATACAACACAAAGTTGTTTACAAGCCCTGATAAAAGCACTATCTTGACTTTCACAGTTTTCTCTTCCAGCAATATAGCTTGTTTCTATAGCTACAATATTTCCACATTCATTAGGAAATGCTTTAGAGAGTGATTTTTTAATCTCTTCACTAGTGAGTGAATCATCTTTAATACTAAAAATTACTATTCTCATAATATTATTGATTAATATGTTGAAAACCTATCTTGTTTTGTTTTCCTTCTGCTAGTTGTTTGTTAATTGCAATAGGATCCGGACGGAAGAACTCAATGATAAAATCATCATAGTTCTCATTTACAATAATACTAAAACTACCTTCTAACGATATTATAGTACTATCGTCACTAGGATCTTTGATAATTTGTTTTATGTAGGACTCATTGATTATACTATTTGTAGTACCAATAGATATATCATTCTTGAATATCTTTACTTCACAAACAATATAAGCAATATCATTTTTATAAATTCGTACCATAGTTAATTTGCCTCTTTATAAGTATGCTGATGATAACGAACCCCACAATGTTTACAGTATACTCTATCCTTAAACCGCTTATTAAGCTCTGTTTTAGGATTGAATTCACTACTCCATTGATGTCCATTAATAAGACAATCAATTTCATTTATAGCCCTTGTATAGGCTAGTGGACTACTAAAGAGCTTTTTATGAGCCTCTGATTTAGCCCGAGAACGCATTTTAAATGCTTTCCACTTAAAATAAATTTTTTTTAAAATACTCATCTTTTAAATATTTAAAAGTTAATAACTCAATTGACGACGACCAGGATATTCTGGATTTTTGTTTAATGGTTAATATCCACCATACATTTGTTAATAAGAGACTTCGTAAAACGCTTTTTACTTATTTACCGAAACTAGAATAGTCTCAATTTAATTTTAAGCTCTCGCTTAGTTTTAACTCATAAGCAGAAATAGCTGCAAAACTAAATCTTATTGGAGTACCTGATTTTAACGTCCGCACGATCATAATAAATTATTCTGGTATGCATATTGCCAATAAGTGCATACTCTTATCTGCAATCTTTCAGACTCTTTATTACTTACGCCCCACAGGTTTGTCATCTTCTGAAGACATTCATTTAGGCAATTGCACCTATTCTCACGAACAAGTGCAATAATTATCAATAACTAAATATAAAGGACATTTTTATTCATCTTTAATAGGTATATCAGCCGTAGATTTCCTCGGTATAGAATCTGGTGTAATCTTATTTTGTTTATAAGTATCATTAATTTGTGCACCAAATTCTACATTATCGTAGTCCTTCCTGTTTTGCAAATACTCCTTGGCTATGTCACTATTCGACATTTCAGTGCCTCCTTTCATAAGTATTGCAATAAGGGCTACATCCGGCATATTCATAAATATTGAATCATATCGAGATTGTTCTTTAATATCCTTTCGGAACTGGAGAATGTCATCGATAGTTACCGGTTCGGTATACGTTGTTGTATCCGTAGTTTGTACACTTTCAACCTTATCAGGGTTAATAGCATCTTTAATATCGTCCATAATATTAGTACGTACGCTAATAGCAGTACCTATACTAACAATGAAAGCGATAATACTGAAAATTAGGGCATAAATAAGCCCGTTTTTGTTTTGGCTTTCCATTTTTGATAAATGTTTTTAGTTAATAATAAATTAATCGATTCCAAAGATATATTTCATATACAATGGCTGAAAAGTTTTAGCTGCATATTCTGCGGCATCTCTACTAATGAATCGTAGATGAGTACTGACAGCAGCATACGCATTACCAAGGGCATAGTCAGAACCCAGAACGAATAAACCCGCAGAGGAACCATCTTTAATCTTGCCCCAATTAATATGCCACCAACTGTGCCATGTTTTGATAGGTTTATTTTGTTTATACTTTGGTATCCATGGTTTATTACCGTTAGCAATAAAGTTAATTGCTTCAGTGATAGTACTCAGCATGATATACAGTATGACATGCTCATCTAACTTCCTGCGCTTATCAATAGGTTTTTTACCTAATACAGCACAAGCACTTTTGTAATCTTTTACTTGTTCGAACATAGTTTTGATTAATATTTGTTTAACATTTTGGATAACTGTTCAATTTGATTAGATACTATATTAAAACTAACTCTATCTATATTCTTTATTGACTTAGCTACTAATTCTAAATCTTCTATAGATCTTCTGATAGATGCTTTAATACCTACTCTAGTAAGAGGTCCAATAGGTACTCTTGCTCCTAATTCCTGTAATTTTTTGTTTCGAGCTTCAATAGCTTCAGGAAATGTAGCAAATGTTCCCACTTGGATATTTTCACCATTGTGACGTATTATCACACGATAAGGCTTACTCTTATTATACCTACATAGATATATATACTTTTGGCTTTTACTTCTTGTCATTTTATAGTATCTCCTACAAAATAAGTATTATAATATAGATAATCTCTAACATATACCTCTTTAGTCTTTTTACTAAAAGGGTTCATGAGTTCTAATACATAAGTGTCTGAGTTCCGTATATACTTATTAGTCACAATATAGTTCTTATACTGTGCTTTAAGTTCTATATAGTTGTAATAGTCTTTATTATTAGAATATTTGACTAATGATACTGCTACTATAATTATAACAACTATTATTACTAGTGATTCACTAATAGTGGCAAGTATATTTTCTGAAGTGTTTCTTCTTATAATCATACTACGCTAATCTAATAATTACTCTTGTAGGTTCATTGTCTTCCCATTTTACACTAGGAAAAGCTTCTTTTGGGAGTACTAGACTATTGAACGTATTTGAATTTATCCAGTAAGATTTACTCTTTTTTGGTTTTTCACAGAACAAAAATAACGCTCCATTTTTTTCTCTTGCAACCCACATTCGAACTGATTTCTTTGGTTTTTCTTTCATACTAAATTGATTTTAGTTAAAATTCTTAGATAGTACCCTACTAGGACTGAGAACCTAGATAACAGTAAGCATCATACTGTTGTTTTATACTCACTCTGTATTGATTACAGAATTAAACTATAGGGCAGAGGTTTGCCTTATTTATATCTTTATTTAGTGACATGTATTCCTCTAATATAATACGAAGGCTAAATATTGATATAAACAAAACAACTACACACACAATTCGACAGCTACTTCTTCATGTGTGCCCATCTGTTTTTCGTTTGGCAATTACTGGAACGAACAGATAAACCGAGCGATAAATGACTATTCTCTAGAAGATTAGTCTACGCTAATTCCTGTATAACACCTTAATGCTAGCAATTTCAGTGTTAGATCGGAAACCTAATTATTATTCAGATTCTTCATTACTTTATATAGTAACTCTAAATACTGAATGTTAAACGGAGCATCATGCTTAATGCACTCCGTTATATGAATAAATGTCAAAATTTGTATAACATAATCAGAATAGTTAAAATTTATTTTCGCGAATCGATATTCTATAGTGTTAAATTCATTATTATATCTAGTATAATCGCTAGTATTAAAATGATATCTAGTAACTTCATATTCTACAATATCCGATATAATTTGCAAAGCACTATCCGTATTAGATTGATATTTACTCATTCTAATAGCTAGAACATCTACCATACCATATATGCAATCTTTTTCACTTCCTTTATAGAATTTACTACGATCCATAAAGAAGTTGTCATATTTACAATCAATATGCATATGTACGCTACTATTTTTGGCAATCGCACAATTTTCTTTCATATTAGTTAATAGTATATACAAGCCTTTTAAGCCTTTAATACCATTTAACTGAATACGATTTTCTCGTAGCCTATTAGAAGAGTTGCCATCATAACCTGAATCATATGATACACAGTTATTAAGTAAGATAGCTCTTTGAATCTTATCTGGTGTAGGATATTCCGCATCATGTTCTATTTCAATACCGACATTTAAAGAATTATATTTTCTTCTGTCTTTTAAGGTGTACTTTAAAGTATTACTTTTAACACCTTCAATAGTTTTAACTATCTTACACAGAATATAAGTTATTTCATCTTGCATTTGCAATAACATATTATATGTATTTGTAATGTTAGAATGAAATCTTATACCAGTTATATAACAATGATCATGGAGATAACACTTCTCAAAACAAGTATTAAGAACATCTATTAGATTATGATTGCCTCCAGACATACACCAACTTTCAAAATTATCATCATCTAGGTAAGTGTAATCTAAAGAAAATAAGTGATTGCCACAATATGCTCCTCTAACTATTCTTTTATATTCGCTATCTTCTTTCGATATAATATCTTTAATACAAAGCCAGTCTACTTTATCAAATCGAACATCAACGTCTTCTATACAACTTGCCCTTTCTATACCTGGAACATAATATTGAATTGTAGATGATAGGTTTTTTAGTATTCTAGCAATAGCGAGAAGATCTTTCTTATTTTTATTTACTTTCGTTCCTGCAATCAGTTTATATGGCCATATACGATTTATATATTGCCATAATAACTTTCTGTTTCTTTGCTTCATTTTAAAGGCTTCCCATGCCATTGGGGATGAAGCGAGTGCTGTAATGCACGATTCTTGCCACTTAGTCATAATCTTTCTAATTTAATTAAAAAAGAGTTAGATTCCTAAGAACCTAACTCTTTAATCAAAATCTGTATTGAATGAAACTAGTATCGTTCATTTTCTCCTCTACGAGCAGAATTTGAATGATTCTCTGGTTTTTTAGCACTGTCAGCTTGTTCCTTGCCAGCCTCAGCAACAACTTCTTGGCACATCTGACGAAGAGTAGAATCCTCTTTATATGCCTTTGTAGTCTGCAAAGCTACAGCTACTTCTGCCTCGGATGCTCCGTTGTTGATAAGTTTTAATGCCTTTGAATTAGCAGCTAACTTAATACCATTCTCTTTCACGTAATTAATTACACTTTGTCTCATAATTTTGATAATTTTAATTAAACAATTTTTATAAGGCATTAGTTTTCATAGGTACAAACTGGAAGATTTATTTAACCTATTACTTAACACACTCGCCACGTGAAGGCTGCCTTATGAGTGCAACTAGTATACCTATATTCACATATAAACATACTAGCAATACTACTCTTAGTATTCCACAAATCCATATTAAGCTAACGGAACATAATAAGTTGAGGACTATCCTACTCTTAGGACTAATAAGTATAACATGATTCAGAAGCTCTCTATTGTATTAGTATATGGAAGATTGTTATACTGCATGATTTTAAAGTCTGCACTAATACTATTTTACAGATGAGTATTTTAAGCTTTCCCGTACGTACTTGCTCTGTATGAATAGATATAAGCCCCACATGCTTGTCAAGGATTCTCACCTTAAAGAGGAGAGTATGATTATCCTTTGAACATACTCTCTGGCTTACTGAAAAATGTTATAGGACAGCCACGTCCCTGGATTTTACTTTGTACACTAGCTTTTTCTTCCTATACGGTACATGTCTTTGATTTCTCTGCACTAATACTTAGGTATAAACCTAACTATAAAAGAATTTCCAGAATACTATTTGCAACTATTATTCCTTCTATTGAGATATAGGTTTATTTATATGCGCTCCTAAGATATAAGCCCCACAAAGTTGACACTGATTCACACAGTGTAGAAATAGAGTAAGCGCATTAATATAGCTATGGAAAACACCACTATAAGCTATGCTAAGAGCTACGTACGATATGCCGTCTCATTTTCTCTTACTCTATTAACACTTAGAATATTACATCTGACCGTAATATATTACATTTGCCTGTGAAGCGCAAATAACTAAGAGAGATACTTATTGTTCAGTTAGTGTTAGACTGTTAAGCACCTCATTAAGCCTATCGAGGTATAGCTAATTATCTTCGCTCTGCTTACTTCGAGCTTGGTTGCTGTCTCTAATAAGATGTGCACCAGTTGGAACCTACAACTGCATCTACCACGTGGATTCATAATCGGTCTTTACTTGTGCATAGTAAATAGGATTATGTTTTTCTTGACTCTGCATTCTGTCGGGCTTGTCACCGGCACTCGGCTGCATTAAGAAAAGAAGTATAATAATATAGTCCTTAGCGCTACCTAAGTCTTTATAAGGGCATACCTAACTTATATTATTATACTTTAACGTGGTTAAATAATGTCTCACGACATAAGTAGATGATTTGCATTTCATAGAATAATTACTCTGCGAAAATCTATATTATATTATTAGATTCCAAACAAATGGAAGGACACAATACTGATTAGCCATAACGATATTGCTATGGCTAAACAGATAGCAAACTCTTTATTCTTCATTATCTTCTTCTTTACATCCAATCATGATAGCTAATATGCCTACGTACACTGTACTAAAAGCAGCATAGCAACCCATTCCTGCCTTAGTTGTTGGACCGAGAGAAGATAGTATAATAAGAGTTAATACTATATACACAAAGAAAATAATAAAACCTTTCATAATATATAATGTTTTAGTTAGTAATTTCCTGACTATGATATGCATCTTCAATATCTGCCTTTAATTGTTCTTTGTCATATATATTGTACCAATCACATAGATTGTCACAATATTCTTCAAGGTCATTAAATGCAGTATGCATTGAGTTAGAAGTACTATTTAATACAGCTGCATATAATGCTATTGCCTTACTTCTTTGTGCATATTTGAGTGTCTTAAAAGAATTAAAAACTACATCACAAGATATATTAAAGACTAGTTGTTTCTTGCCTTTTATACGCTCTACTGTATAAGCTGTGAATTCTTCCATATATATTGAATTTAGTTATTTGCATTTTACACCTAAAACTTTATAAGTCGCAACTCACATTCTAGTTGGAATAGTTTGCTTACATTTTATAATAAAGAAACTGGTGCCCTCAATGTCTTGGGAAGTTATTGAGTTTTTTAATTGCTATTTCGTCTTAATTTTCAAAGACTCATCAGGTATCTAAGGATACGATAGCCCTCATCTTTTAACCGGTATAAGATGAGGAGTTATTTAGCAGTAATATTTATAACTTCTAAATATAAATAACTGCAACGTTACTGACGTTCACTAAATCATGAGGTAGCTAATCTCACAACTTGCGACTGAGTTCGTAGTAGAAGTGTATTCTTATGGAATACCTACTTATCAGCTAGACTTTAAATCAAGTGTCTTACTCTTGGCAACTCCTAATACTATACATGACTCATAAATGATATCCTAAGTAATCAACAGATATCTAGAGCATTATTTTACACCATTGGTTTTTCACGTTGGTTGCTCGTTTTCGTTACTTTGTTAATATTGACAGGTTTCTTTGCAAGTAACACGAAACCTGACTCACTACTTCTTACTCTCTAGGTGAGTTTGCGATTCCTAGATTTCATATTTTCTATTACCACGTAGAAGGCAAATTAGAAGAGCCTTTGGAAACGATGAACATTTCCTTAGTGTACTAAAGTGAATACGTTGCACTCGCGTTTAATCTATCTCTTTCTTCTAGTACTTGTTGAAAGAGCAGAGGTTGATAGACTATTGTTATTCCTGGTCTATCAGCAGTGATTATATCTTGATTATTGACTAATTTTCGCTATGTTCACATTCAATTGTGATATGCAGAATGCGCAAGGCTTATTAAGCCCTACGCTTCACACACACATTGAGAGGAAAAGCCATATATTTTAATCTACTAAAACATACGTACCATTTTCGAGACCTCGTTTAAAGTTACGTTCAGCAAGTTCCTCCGGTTTACCTTCGACACTGTTTTCTTCGGCATCACAGAACAGCACAAGACTAATATTAGAATACACGCGAGGTATTAACTCAGTTGTTTTATACTTTTGTCCTTTTGGTATCACTTTACCGTTAACCCTTACCGTACCGTCGCTTGTTTTTTCGACTTCTTTTTCGTCCGAATAATATTCGCCATCCCTGTTAAGGATATGAAACTTTTTACCCGTATCCCACTGATATAACATAAGGTTAATTTTGCGTTCCTCTATTACATTATTATCATCATCCACAGGCATACCGCTCTCAAGGCTATCACATAGTTCCCGTGTGGCTGGGAACATAGTTTTAGTGAAATTGTAAACCCTACTTTGCATAGCCATAACATTAATAGTCCCGTCATCGTTAAATGCACTTGTAGCGTTTACATCTCCTACTGTACCAGTAGCACGTATAACATAATACGGTAACTCGCGATTCTCGTCCTCTCTCTTTTCAAATTGTTTAACAATACACAACATAGCAAAAAAGTTTAAAAAGTTAAAAAATGTGAACATAGAAAAGGGAACGCCATAGAGCAAAACAGCCATAGGGTGTTCCCTGCCGATACATAATACGGGGGAGTGAATCTTTGCTGGTCACCTCTCGCATCCTTTCTCCCAAAATTTTATTTTATAAAAAATTTTTAATAAATGTTAAATTATATTACAAATTTTAACATTTTGCGTTCATGTATATATGAAATACGATCCACATTATTATATACAGAAGATAGGGGATAGTATAGATTCGTTCCCCTATGTAGAGGTTACTGTTGATAACACTAAGATAATTGTTGTCAATATAAGAGCCGGCCGTGAACTAATTTATAAGGTATACTTTACTAATTTCAGTAAAGAGATTTACGGCTGGTATCATGATATGAGTACAGATGAAATAGTAATATTTCACTGTTGTGAACACTATGTAAATAGGTTTAATGAAAGATATCTCAGAAGATGTAAAAGAGATGATATAGGTAGAATTAGGATATTCGCCGAACGAATAGCTAAGGCACAGTTAGTTGACCAATCTATCGCAGTAGATCCTAGTAAGAGATTGATAAATATAATAAAGATTAAAGCAAAAGGGGAATACCGGCATCTGCATTTTATAACCTGTTATCAGAATAAGGAGAAGGTAAAGAAATTATTATCTTAAAAAATGTTAAATTTTGTGTGTTAAATAGCCATAATTGTTCTTAATAAATGTTAAAAAGTTAATATAAAAGGGAACCTAAGTAGTGTTTTATACGTTACTGTCTATACAGTTAAAGACAGTCTAAGACAGATTAGACAGTATTAATAGTCCTTACTTTAGATAATGTCTTTACTTAGTTAAAGTATATATAATACGTATTATGGGAAAAAGAAAAGTAGTTAATAAAATAGAGGCATACTCAGGTATGTACATAAATCATAATAGAAACACTTATCAATTAGTACAAACAGATACTTCTCAGAAGTATTGTAAAGGTTGTGCTTTATATAATAATAGCTGTCCAGATAGAATTGTACAATTGTGTAGACAGGGTTATATACTTAGAAAGGTTGTTTTATGATTGTAGAATATAGACCTTCAGTAGAAGGATTAAAGAATATATATAGCAAACTTCTTACATTAGGTGGTACTATAGATATACCAGAAGTTGGTATTATGACTATAGAATACGATAATTCTGTAAGAGATAAAGTAATAGATTCTTACATGGAAGACGGGGAAACTAAAGAAATGGCTCAATATATAGTAGACTATTTTGAATATATTTATGGGTTATGAAAGAAGAATTCTGGATAGGCTTGATAATTGGTGGTGGTATAGTACATGCAATATATCAGGTTATACTAAACTTTAAGAAGTATGCCAACAAAAGAAAATAAAGTAGTAGAGATTCTAGGTAAGAAATTTGAAGTAGTTAAGACAGACAATAGTAGCTGTGACGGCTGTTATTTCTATACCAGACATTGTGTCCCAAAGGCTTTAAGGAATTGTATTTGGGGTGGAAACATACTGAAATTAATAGAACAAAGATAAAAATTATACGTTATAAAATATATGGAAGATAAAGTACTTGAAACAGTAGTTAACGGTTTAGAATATACTCCTCTGCAGGATATCTTAGTTAAACCTCTTGCGCCTATTATGTTAAAGAAAGAAGTTACTGAAGCAGTTGGTACAGGTGAAAAAGACGTAGACGGTTATGAGAAGTTTGATACTAAGACTGAAGTAAAAGAAGTTGAATCAGAGTGGAGAACCGGTATCGTACTTGCAATTGGGTCTAATCTAGACTCTACTCTCCTCAAATTTGAAGTAGGAGATACTATTGTATTTAATAAGAAATTTGCTAAAGACTTTGATTTATTCAAAGATAGTATGCTGGTAAAATCTTATGATTGTGTTGCAAAGAAAGTTAAGAAATAAGTATTAATGCGTATTAATAGTTGTTGTGGGGCTAGGTCTGCGGATCTAGCCTTTTTTATTGCATTAAGTTAAATAGTTAACAAATGTTAAAATATAGTTACCTTTTTAACACTTCACGTTTATGTAATTGTAACAACTATTAAGACAATTAAAAATAATAATTATTATGGTACAGTATAAAGTAGTAAAAGAGTTTGCTTGTGGTAAGAAAGGTGATATCCTTACTTGGAATGATGAAACAGAAATGTTTGAGTTCTATTTTAAAGACGAAACGAGTGAACGTGCTTTGTTTATGGATAAAGATACTTGTGATGAATATGTTGATGAGGGCTATCTCATTGTACTCGATGATGAGGATGAATGTAGCTGTGACGATACTTTGTTGGAAGAGATGTCAGACAAGCTTGATACGATTGCCAATACGATTGATAGTCTCTTAGAACAGTACGAAACAGATCACAAGAAACTCGAAGAGGCTTATAATAATCAAGAAGTACCTACTTGTGTTAAAGTAGAAGCTGATACAGTTTATTATAACCTTACTAAAGTATTAAACAAGATTAAAGATATTATTAATGAATAAACTCGTAATAGGGATCCGAATAAATGAACAAATTAGTTAAAACAGTTAAGAAAACGGATCTTTATCGAGAATTCCTCAGATCGCTTGATGGCGTACTTTAGCTTACTGACAGGGAGCAGGATATAATGGTATTACTCATTGAATTAGATATTAATACTCCAAAGCTCCCTGGTTACAGTAAGAATGTTATAAGTACAGAAAACAGACGTTATCTAAAAGCCGCAACAGGCATTACAGGTGATAATCTAAGTAGATATATAGGAAGATTAAGAGATAAAGGTCTGATTGTTAAGGGTAAAGCAGATGATGAATGGATGGTTAATCCTGCTTTGATACCTGAAGTGATTGGAGATAGAGTACAAATTACTATCGTATTACGACTAGACAGAGAATAATATGAATATGGAATATATGTCAATTAAACCAGGTTCTATCCTATTACAAAGAGATTATAATTGGATAGTAAGACTCTGGTACAAGATTAGAAAGAAGAATCTTAAGTATAATAAGTTTATTATATTTACAGATGATTGTGATCTAGTTAGTATTCAAGGTGAGCGTAAAGATGCAGTAGTAGCAGAACCTAAGAAGGCTTATAGTAAAAAGGAACTTAAGAGATTGAATACTATTGTTGATTCTAGTAAGGAAGAAGGTGATTGGTTGTCTTCTAATAAAGCTACAGTAGCAGATCTATTTACAGCTATTAATTGTGTTAGACCTGATACCTTTGAGAATACTAAGGATTTGGATGCTTTCCTTGATAATAAGTATTACACTATTAAGGATTTAGCTGATGAACAAAACTGGAGTGAATATATTTATTGAGTTAAGTAAGAAGTATAACCTACCTACTTAGGTAATAAAAACAATATGTACTCACCCATTCCTGTTTGCTAACAGGAAAATAAGCTAGAGAGATGAAAAACCCTTAATGTTTACTTACTTAGGTAAGATAAAGATAAAGAAGAATCATGAGAGATAGAAAGATAATTAGACTGACAAAGATACCAGAGATTGACATAGTTACAGAATTAATTGAGTATATGGTATACTTTAAACTATCATATCCTACTGGTAATAAAGATACTTGTGAAGTATAGTTAAATGATGTCTCTAATGAAATCATAACTCCTAGCGTTACTTATAAAATGACAGATGATGTTTACTTATATCTGTATTTACTTAGTAATAAAGCGGTAGCGAACATATATAAAGCAATAAAAGATGATTAGAAAGTATGATTTAGACCTTTATCCCATGTCATTGTATATCGGTACAATATCTGACTTTTACAATAGTAAGAAGAGATTCAAGTTCTATGGAACTGTACAAGATATGTTGATTGATGATGATGGCATACCAGCAGATCCAATGGGTTCAGCAGCAACTACCTTCTTAGTAAAGGAAAGAAAAAGTGGTTATAAAGGAGTTATAACTTTCCTAGATGAAGATAGCAATGGAGCTATAAGTGAGTTTCTATTCAATACAATTGCACATGAGTCAACACATATTACTGATGCAATATGGCAATTAATTGGAGCTCGTGCAGAATCTTTTGATGAAAGAAACGAACCTTATGCATACTTAGTAGGATGGGTAGCCGGTAAGATAGGTCAATACATGATAGACTATATAAGAGACAATGAATAAAATAGATAAAGAAACCTCTCTACAATTACTTAAGCTAGAGAGAGAAAACTCTAAGGAAGCCCCTGAGATCATACAAAAGTTATTAAACTCTGTAGAGAAAGCGGTTGAAGCTGATAAGATATCATACTTTGACTTTATAGAAGATATGATGAAGGGATTGGAAGAAGTATCAGATGAAGATGATTCTTCATTAGAGAAGAGAGAAAAAGTAGTTAACGATATCTGTCAAAAGTTGATTGATAAATATGAAACAGGGAATAAAGAATGACTTTAAAGATAATAAACTCAGATGGGATTTATTGCCTCTAGAAGAATTAGAAGATATCGTTAAAGTATATACTGAAGGATCAAAGAAGTACGGAGTCAATACTTGGCAGTTACTTAAAGATGGTTACTCTAGATATAAAGCCGCATTATTCAGACATCTTGTGTTATTCGAAAAGGGAGAAGAGATGGACAACGAAACCGGTTGTAGACATCTTGCACAAGTAGCTTGGAATGCCATAGCAATGCTCTACTGCAGTAAGCACGGAGAAACTCAGGAATCCTTAATTGACAAACTCAATAACCGCATATCTAAGAAGATTGATGATTGCAATAGCTTATTAGATATACTCGATATAGATAGTATGATTTCTGAAAAGGAACATAAAAACAGAGAAAATATTGAGGAGTGTCAAAAAAAGGAAGAATATGAGATAAGAGAAAAGCTTGATAATTTAGGGCATGAGCTAAGCAATAGAACTTACAACCGCTATAATATCAAAGCTGAGTATATATGCAGAAATAATGACGGAAATCACGATGTATATTATGATATTAGCTCATTAGGAGATATACAGAAAGATATATTTGGAATCAATATCGATAAAGATGTAATACCTTGTGTACATTTTACAGGTAGTACTGATTTTCATACGCTAAATATATTAGTTAATAATCTGATAAGGAGATATGAAGATGAACATAACAAAGGAAAGTCTGGAACAGGAAATGGAGATTTATCAAAGAATGATAGAGAAGTATCAAATGGATCCAGAATATGTAAATCCTAATTGCTCTGAGAAACAAGCTAGAGTAATACTAGCACGATTACAAAAAGAATATTATACAAGTTATAGAATAGATTAATATGGAAACTATAATTGGAAAAAACTTAGACTTTACATTAATAGGAGATTCGTTTGAAGATCTTAAGTATAAAAAGTATAAAAGTGAACGATCATGTTATGAACTTAGTGGTATTAGAATCGCTGAGGACGATGGTAGAATTATCATTGATGAGATAACTAATAATGGCGTAGGAGGATATATCCCCTATAAGAAAGGGCAAATTATTGGTTTAATTCGTAATTGGGAAGGTGAATATATCAAACGTCCTATTGTATTTGATTCACCTGAATTATTAGCCGTAATACTTGAGATTAAAGAACAAGTAGCAGCATATAAAGAAGAGCAATCAGGAAAAGATGAACCTTGTGAATGTAAAGAACCTTGTTCTAATTTAAAAAGAGTATAAAAGAGACTATTAATGAAATTATTTGATATTCTAGGTGGTAATGTAACAATACACGAAGATGCATTAGCTATTCCAGCATTTAAGAAAATATGGGAAAAAGACAAGGCTGATAAACAACATGCTATAGCAGTTATCAGTTATATAGTCTTTAAGAATAAATGGGATAGTCCATATGTACTTAGTATGACCGAGGATATCTTAGAAGAAGCATTAAAGAAAGAATTTTTCCCAGAAGGTTATCAACTTACTCCAGATGAACTAATAGCTGAAGATACATTTAAGAGATTACAATATACTCGTACTCTTGCAATGTTAAATAGTATTAGACTCAAACTAGATACTTTTACTCAATACTATCACGATAGTCTTGAAGAGGAACTAGATGAAAAGAAGATAGAGAAATACTTAGCAGGATTTGCTAAAGTAAAAGATACATATGTTACTCTAGACTTCTTGGAAAAAGCAGTTAAAGCTGGAGAAATGGATACTACTAGGGTTAAAGGTGATGCTAAGATTAATCCTTTCGAATTACCCACTGGTGTTAGAAAATAACACTGCAGAGATACAAAAAAATAACACTATCGTTTAGATAAACAAATTTAAGAGATTATGAAAAAGACTAATGAACTGCCAGACATAATAGTAGATCTGACAGATGATAATAAGACAGTAGAAGAAGCAATTGCAGAATGTGAAGCTGCACGCCAGGTAATTAAGCCTTGGTATAAAAGAATTACCAAACGTATCAAGGGTTGGTTTAAGAAATAAGGTTAAAACATATTCAATCAGCGACGTTACGTGGCGCGTCTAAAAAGAAGCCACGTCTTACTGCCCTATGGTGTAACGGCTAGCACAGGAGGCTCTAACCCTCTTAGTCTGGGTTCGAATCCTAGTGGGGCTACCAATAACTAACTGAAGTATGGCATGCATACAACGTAACTACCTAAGTCACTTACTGAGTAATTAACAGTAAACACAGCTAATGAAGGTCCGAATCGTAAGTCGGCCAGTTCCTAGGGTCTGGTATAACCTAGAGAGCTATTTCTAGTGCTTTTTGCACTAATTTTAAATTTTTTCATAAAAATGTTTTAAGGTTTGAAGAGAAGGGGTCCGTTGTGAAACGTGCCCCTTTTATTATAGTTAAACATGGTCGATTTTAACAAAAGGATATTAAATAGTAATAAATTTAGAAAGCCAGCACTATAGTTTATAGCAACTGGCTCATATTGTCCGTACCCTAAAGGTACGGCTGAATATATGCGTTTCTGGCAGGAAGAGTAGCAGAAATGTATTAATGGTTATACTGCTGATGATGGAGATTTCATTAGTGGCTATAACTATTTTTATTTAAATTACTGTCCTATTTATCGTTAGGTTAATCGTATAGTGGATGGTAAGAATAAATCAGAACACATTGTTACATTCCCTGATTTCTGGGATTATGACTATTACTACTTCCAATGTGTAGAACAATGCAAAGAAGAGGGTAAACATTTGTGTGTATTGAAATCCAGACGTAAGGGTTACTCATACAAATGTGCTGCTATGCTATGTCGTAATTACTATTTAATACCTGATTCTAAGTCATATGTATATGCATCTAATAAATAGTATTTGACAGATGATGGTACTCTTACTAAAGCTTGGGGTTACATGGACTTTATTGACGAACATACTGCATGGAGTAAAAAGAGATCTGTTAGTACTCAGCTTAGACGTAGAGCAGGTATGTGGGTTACTGATGAATACGGTAATAAGATTGAAGTAGGTTATAAGTCTGAAATCATTGGAGTTACTTTGAAAGATAATCCAGACGTAGTACGTGGTAAGATTGCTAATCTTATTATGTTTGAAGAGGCCGGTTCTTTTAAAGAATTAAGTGCGGCATGGCAAATTGCTAGACCTTCTGTAGAGACAGACGGTATAGCATTTGGTACTATGATTGCATATGGTACAGGTGGTGATACGGATTCTAACTTTGCTACACTTAAAGAGATGTTTTATAAGCCAAAAGGATTTAATTGCCTCGAACTTAATAACATCTGGGATGAAGCAGTAGACAATACCAAATGTGGATTCTTTATACCTTAGTACGCTAACATGGATATACGTGACGATAAAGGTAATCGCCTGTATATGGATAATGATGGTAATACTTTGACCTATAAAGCAAGGGAATATATACTGTCCGAAAGAAAGATAGTTATTGAGAATTCTACCAATTCTGTAGCAGTAGATAGATATATTGCGGAACGTCCTATTACTCCTGCTGAAGCGTGTTTGGAATTCAATGGTAACATATTTCCTAAGAAAGAACTACAAGAACAATTAGCAAGAATACGCACTAATAAGAAGTTAACCAACCATAAACAAATAGGGGATTTAATATGGGAATCTGACGGATCATTAAAGTGGATAGTAAAGAAACAAGGTGACATTACTAAATATCCATTAGGTAAAGACGATGATCCTACTGGTTCTATAGTAATATGGGAACATCCTGTAAAAGATGCTCCTATTGGTTTATACATACTTGGGGTAGACCCTTATGATCACGATTAGTCAGGTACTAATTCTTTAGGTTCTACATTTGTTTATAAGCGTTTTTAGGGCTTTGAAAACTATTACGATATAATTGTAGCTGAATACACTGGAAGACCTTCTACAGCAGAAGAATACTATGAAAATTTACGTAAATTAGCGGTTTATTACAATGGTAGAATTATGTATGAAAATGAGCGCAAAGGCTTGTTTCCATATTTTACTGCTAAGCATTGTGACTACTTGTTGGCTGATTAGCCAGACATTATATCTGATATTGTTGGCAATTCTAAAGTTTAGCGTAAGAAAGGTTGCCACATGAATAAGTAGATAAAGCAATGGGGTGAAGGATTGATCAAAGACTGGCTTAATGAGGAAAAATCCCCAGGGCATAAAAACCTGCATGAGATACTGTCAGAACCGCTATTAGAAGAACTTATAGGTTACAATGATATAGGTAACTTTGACCGTGTCATGGCGTTGATGCAGGTAATGATTTATCGGGAACAACTATACAATGTAGTTGTTAAAGAGAAGAAAAAAAGTAATAGAGAACGACTATTATTCGACGGTCCTCTATTTACTTATGATAATTATAGCTATGACGATAGTTATAATCAAGTCGATGAAGATGTATATACATTTAATTAACAGAATATGATAAGTAAAAATATTGGTTCATTTCCAGTATAGAAACTACCTATGTCAAAGAAGACAAAGGACTGGAAAGAAGCATGCGTAAATTACATAATCGGTAAATCTGGATTTAGTAGTGGCAGTGGTAATAATGGCCGTACTAGATATGAAGAGATGTAGACATACTATGATTTATACAATAGTATCTATAATGAAAAGGATTTACTTTATGTTACTAACCCTTTTAAATAGAAAGACGGCTTCCCAGCTACTGCACAGGACTATAACATAATTAAGCCTAAAGTTGACTTATTACTCGGAGAAGAAACTAAAAGACCCTTTAATTTTAGAGTTGTACGTACTAGCGATAATGCTACTAGTGACATACAAGAGAGAGCTAAGTAGATGCTTACCGATTATATAATGGGTATGATCATGGCTAATATGGGTCCCGAAGAGGCTATGAGATTTCAGCAAGCTATATAGTCTGGAGAAATAATGCCTCCCGAATAGATTCAAAAGTATTTGAATAAAGACTATAAGGATATTGCTGAAACTACTGCATATCATAGCCTCAACTATTTAAAGAACAAACTTAATATAACCCATGAGTTCTATAAAGGGTGGAAGGATGCTTTAATTGCTGGAGAAGAGATATACTATGTAGGTATTATTAACGGCAATCCTTACTTAGAGAGAGTAAATCCTTTATACTTTAGTTATGATCAGACTGCAGATTTAGAATTTATACACGACTCAGATTGGTGCTGTCGTAAGATGATTATGTCAGCTACTGAGATATATGATAGATTCTATGACAAAATGTCTGAAAAGCAATTGAATGAGTTGCTTGAGATGATTGAAAACACTAGTAGAGGTGGTATTAATCCAGAAGTAAGAAAGACATCTTTAGACTATCCACATATTAAAACACATACTATTAATGGGTTTACTTCTAATCCATTTGAAGGTAGTGATAATATTAATGTATGGCATTGCTGTTGGAAGTCATTTAAAAAGATAGGATTCGTCACATATTAGGACCCTGAAACTGGCGAGATTGATGAATTACAAGTAGACGAATCCTATAAAGTTACAGGACTAGAAATAAATGTAGAATGGTCTTGGATTATAGAAGTGTGGGAAGGATATAGAGTGGGAGAAGATTTATATATAGGTATACAACCACTTGAATATCAACACATATCTGCAGATAACTTAAACTCTTAGAAATTACCTTATACAGGAGTAGTATATAATAATACCAATAGTTCTCCTAGATCATTAGTAAGTATGATGAAACCTTTACAATACATGTATATTGTACTCTGGTATCGTCTCGAGTTAGCTATGTCTAGAGATAAAGGTAAAGTACCAGTTATTGACGTTACTTAGATACCTAAATCTATGGGTATTGATGTAAATAAGTGGATGCATTACTTAGGAGCTTTAGGTGTTGTCTTTATTAATCCATATGAAGAAGGTTGGGATATACCTGGTCGTGAGGGAGGTAAGCCTTCGTAGTTCAATCAGTTCTAGGCATTAGATTTAAGTATGGCTAATACTATTGATTAGTATATTAATCTAATGAATAAGATTGAAGACATGGTATCTGAAATCTCAGGAGTAAGTAAACAACGTGAGGGTTCTATTGCGTCTAATGAATTAGTAGGTAATGTAGAACGTTCTGTGGTACAATCTGCTCATATTACTGAGCCTTGGTTCTGGGTACACAATTAGGTAAAGAAAGAAGCTCTTACTATGCTTCTAGATACATCAAAAGTAGCATGGAAAGATAATAAGCGTTGTCTTCATTATATATTAGATGATGCTACTAGAGCATTTATAACACTATCTGATGAATTCTTCTATGAAGATATGGATGTATTTGTAGATGATACAACCAAGAATCAACAATAGGTAGAGGCTCTTAAACAGCTTATGCAACCTGCTATGCAGAATGGTGCTAGCTTACTTGATATTGCTGAAATTATTACTATGGACAACGTTAGTATGATTAAGCAACGTCTTGAAGAAATAGAGCAAAAGAGAATGGAACAGCAACAAGCTATGGAACAAGCTCAAGCAGAACGTGAACAGCAAATGGCTCAAATTCAGAATGAAATTAAAGAAGAAGAGCTTATGCTTAAGGAAGCTGAAATGGATCTTAAGAAATATGAAATTGATTCTAATAATGCTACTAAGATAACTGTTGCTCAATTAAATGCTTATAGAGGTGCCGAGAATATGGATCAAGATATGAATGGAATACCTGATCCTATAGAAATAGGTAAACAAGCCATTGAACAACAAAAGGTAAATTCTGATATTGCTTCTAAACAATTTGAGTTCAATAATAAGAAACGTGAAATGGAAATGAAACGTGAAATTGAGAATAAGAAGATTGAGCTCGAAAAGCAGAAAATGAAGCAAGAAATGGAATTACAGAAACAAAAAGATGCAGAAGCATATAAGAGAGAACAACTCAAAGCTAAAACAGCTTTGAAGAACAAAACTAATGCTGAGGCAGCTAGAAGTAAGAAATAATCATGAAGATAATTAAGAATAAATTTATACCATTTAAAGGATATAAATTAATGAACTTCTTTGGTATTATATTTCAGAGAAATGATGCTGTAGTAACAATGACAGAGTATAACCATGAGAAAATCCATTTGAAATAGATGCAAGAAATGTTGTGGATTGGTTTCTACTTATGGTATGCTATAGAATATCTTTGTATAATGCTGTCCTGTAAATGGAATAAACAGAGTGATAGATATCACGATGTTAGCTTCGAAGAAGAAGCACACAATAATGATAAGAACCTAAACTATTGTAAAGAGCGTAAGCACTATGCGTGGTTTAAGTATTTAAAAATAGGTAGTTATAAAAGTAAAAAGGAGAAATAATTATGGCATGTGGTGGAAAGAAATCCGGCGGTAAAAAAGGAAAAGGCGGAAAAGGTAGTAAATGATTGAATTATGGATAAACAAGCATTTAAATAGAGAATGCAGAACCTAAAGTCTTACCGGGAGAATAATCCCGGTAAAGACTATTGGGATTGGAAAGTACAAGCCTATCAGAATGGTGGCAGACATGCTTTAGGTGTTGGTTAGGTATTTGCCTCACTTGCTGATATGTTGTTCAATAAGGAAAGAAGAACACCAGCTATAGCAGCTGCCGCATATTATACTATACATCAAACTCAGAATGACCCAGTATTAGCTCCAGTTGAAGCGCCACTTGTAGAACCTATAGCAGATGCAATAAAGAGTGTAGACGAAACTCCATATGATCCAGGAGAAGTGTTTCTATTATCTCCTGAAAATCAAAAGAAGCAGATGACAAAGAATCCTAATTATAGAGTAGTAGATACTAACAGTGAGGAAGACCCCTATGGAATTGTAAGAAGAGCTGCTAACTATCACAAAGAAATTCATGGAGAAGTACCTGTGTATGAGTATATTGCTGATTCTGACACAACTATTAAAAGAAGTAATTTAATTCCAGTAGGAACATTACCTCTAGGTGAATATACTCCAGAATTACCTCATGCTGGTAGTTATAATTCTGTATTGTACTACAATGCTAGTAATGACAAACTCTATCAGAGAGCATACGATTTGAATGATTATGGCCCTACTGATACTAAGGATAAGGGAGCTTCTAGTATGTATATTGGACCAATAAGATGGTTGTCAAGACAGTTAGATAAGGCAGGTACTCCTTTTGTTCAAAGAACTGGCTTTGTACCTCTTGATGAAGGAAAATATTATAACTAGTTACCTGAATCTGCTAAAAAGAAAGTAAGAGAACGCCGTAGACTTAGAAACTCCTATGAATATGGTGGAGAGGTGAATGAGTTTCAGCGTAAGACTAGAAGAGATATAATGCAAGAGTCTTTAGTAGATGGAAGACCTGATTACAACAAGATGTTCTAGAATCAGAATGAATATCAAAAAGACTTTGCAAACTATTGGTATACTGAGAGAGCTAAGAATCCAAAATATTCAGATTAGATAGGAGGAGATAAATTAGGCAGTGTATTATCTAATATAGATAAAGCTACATGGAAAACCCCTACTGAAGCTATGAGAGATAATATGGTAGGATAGGGTTATAATCCTACAGATGCTTAGATTAATCAATAGCTTAACATACTTAAGGAAAAAGGTACTAAGGGTTTTGCTAATCCAAAAGCTCACAGTTATACTTCACTAAGACCTGCTAATACTTGGCATGAAGGTGTTGGTCATATGGTAGGAGACAATACTCCAGCTATACTTAATGCCTCTCCTAATGTACGCATTAGTAATCCTGATAGTTCGTATGAAGATTATGTCAATTAGGCTAATGAGAAACACGCACAAACTTGGGACTTTAGAGGTAATAATTCAAATCTGAAAGATGATTAGGGTAATTACTATATAGATCCTAATAGACAACTTACTCCTGAAGATATAAGTAATATGCGTAGTAAAGGAGCTAAGATACCAGAACAATGGGAGTCATTAGAAGATGCAGATATATCAGAACTTACTAATACATTTGCATATAATATGTATTAGGATCCAGTATAGTATATGGCTAATGGCGGTGAAGTAGGCGATCCAGATGATGAATTTATTCAAGCAGTTAATACTAAATTAGGTAGAACTCCAGACGGTAGGCCTAAAGAACAAGGACTTAAACCTGTAATAGATTTAGAAGATGCCGTTAATGTGACTCCTATAGGAGATGTATTATCTGCTAAAGATGCATATAATGCAGCAAGGAATAATGATTGGTTAGGAGTTGGTTTGGCTACTGCAACTATGATTCCTTTTGTACCTAGAGCAATTAGTACTGTAAGGAGGAGTACTCCTACTGTAAAGAATTACCGTAGTAGTTTATCAAATGCTTTGGATAAAGCTGTTAAATTAGGAGAGAAAGAACGTAGAATGTCAGCTAGGTTGAATAATGAAACTTATGAAACCGTTTAGAGATTGATGGACGATCCTAGTTATATGCGTAGAGCTTAGTAGGTAAAAGAAAAATACGGTGATGACTATACTTAGATATATGCAGATTTAATAGATGCTTATAATAATAGTCCAGAGTTACTACCTAAAGCTAAAAGAACTGCATTTGAGGATAATGCCAGAGCTAGAATGGCTACTACTACTGAGTCAACTAAAAGGCATATGGATGGAGGTGAATTTCCTAAAATGGGAGAATACGAATATCAGTATGACATTAATGGTGTGCCATATGGTACTACTATACACGAAATGAATCATAATGCAGATTATTTGAAAAATAAAGCAGCAGATGCGGATGCTAACAGTAATTTATATTATTGGATGAGATCTGCGTTAAAACCATTTAGTCGTATAGATCCAAATACAGATAAACTTACTAAGTACTATAGTAAACCTACTGAGTAGAAAGCATATATGAATCAGTTAAGAGAATTTATGTATGCAAATAAAATGATTGATACAAGAGATTAGATAGTTACTCCAGACCTAATAAAACAAGCAATAAGTAAGTTACCAAAAGGTATGTAGTCTATAAAGAAGGCTAGCGAATAGTTTAAATCTATGAGATCTTATACAAAATGGTTTAATACTATACCATTACTTGGAGTAGGAGCGGTAGGAGCAAATAAATATTTTACAAGCAATGAAAACAGAGACTGATCGTAAGTTATATACTTATGTGACAGGGGTTAATACTTTAGATAAATACAAAGAGGAGCATTCATATCATTACTTACCAGATGTTATAATGCCTCCGTCACAGGATTCTTATAACATAGAGGACATCTTATCAGAAGATTAGATAAATGCAATCAAGCTATTTGAAGATAAAAAATATTTTACATAGGAAGAAGCTCACGAAGTAATAGAATTCTTAATAAGAAGATGCTATGAATTAGGAGCTACTAAGAATTATTAATATGTTACAATATCCACAGTATCCAATACCTAGCTATAAGTATGGAGGGATACATATAAAGAAAAAGAATAGAGGTAAATTCAACGCTTTAAAGAAAAGAACAGGTAAGTCTACAGAAGAACTTACTCACAGTAAGAATCCCTTAACACGTAAACGGGCTATCTTTGCATAGAATGCTAAAAAATGGAATAAGGGTAAAAAGAAAAAGTAATCTAATTATTAAATAATTATGGAAAATAAGAACACATTAAACGGTTTTGAGGCTATTCTTGAAAGCCTTAATCCTAATGTAGGTGCTAATAAAACTAAAGAGATTGATAATATTGATAATGAATTTGATGCAGTTGAAGAGCTGACAGATGAGGAGTTGGAAGCACTACGAGGTAAAGCAAGTAAGAAATCTACAAATAACAAAGAAGATGAAGAAGAGGAAGAAGATGATGTAGATGACAAAGGTGAAGAAGACGACGACATTGAAACTAATGAGCCTTCAAAAACTAAGAAGTCTAGTAAGAAGACAACTAAGACTGACAAGGATAATGACACTGTGGATGAGAAAGGAGAGGAAGATAATATAGATTCCGATGATGGAACTACTTCCGAAGAACTAATCGTTAACTTCTTTGATTCATTATCTGAACAACTGGGTTGGTCTGATGTAGAAGATGAAGATAAGCCTAAGACTGCAGAAGACCTTATTGAATATTTTAAAGATGTAATTGAAGAAAACTCTGTACCTCAATATGCAAGTGAGGAAGTAGAGAAACTTGATGAATTTGTACGCAATGGAGGTAACCTTAAAGATTATTTTAGTATTGACGCTGATATTGATCTTGACAATATCGAGGTGGAAGATAACGAAATAAATCAGAAATTAGTTATAAAGGAGTTTTTGAAAGAGAAAGGTCTCTCTGCTAAACTGATTGATAAGAAGATTACTAAGTATGAAGATGCTGGTATTCTTGAAGATGAAGCTGTAGATGCATTAGAGGCTCTTAAAGACATCAAAGCTGAAAGGAAGGAAAAGCTATTAGAGGAGCAACAAAAGTCTGCCAGAGAGGCTTAGAAGCAGCAACAGACATTCTTTAATAACGTTGTCTCTGAAATAAAAGGCATGGATAGCATTTATGGTATTGAAATTCCAGAAAAAGACAAACGAGCTTTGTTGGAATATATATTTAAACCTGATGCAGAAGGTGTTACCAAGTATCAGAAAGATTATGCTAAAAGCCTTAAGAATTTGATTACTTCCGCTTACTTTACTATGAAGGGTGATAGTTTGATTACTATTGCAAAGCAGAAAGGTAAGAAAGACGCTCTAGATAATTTCAAAAATAGTTTGAGAGGAAGTGGAGTTACTAAGAAGTCTAGGAAGCAAGTTATAAACAATGACAGTACCTCAACTATTTGGGATACTTTTGCACGACAACTACGTGTCGCATAATAAAATTAAAACAAATAAATTAAATTACTAGTATTTTTATGGATAACAGTATTCTTAACAATCTGCAACTATACAAAGGTAAGTGGTTTTCTGACCTGATTGATACTGCGAAGATTTCTGTAGCTTCTCAGTAGAATCCGTATCAGGTTTCTACCATTCTGTCTTATGTATTCGGTACTAAAGATAGTGGCTATAGCACTTCTTTGGATATGTTGACAGGTGGTCTTGGCAACGTTATGACTATCGATCAGCCTTCATTTGAATGGTCTGTAATGATCGATGCTGACCGTGCCGTAACAATTAGAGACGCTAAATGGAATGGCGCAGCTATTACTTCTACTTCTACTGCAGGTTTGGGTAACACACCTATTATGTTGTGGTTGGAAGATAACTGGTTTGGTCCTGGTGCTATTCTTGAGTTTGATAACAAGGAATTCCAAGTACGTGTATCTGGCGCACCTTATCAAGATGGAAATCTGTGGGTATATACTTGTTTTGTAGCCGATGGTCAACCTTCATCTTATATTCCTGCTGAATATCTTGAAGCTGGAAAGCAGGTTTCTCGTCTTGCTTCTGCATATGAGGAATACAGTGAAGAGGGTGATATCTTGAACTATAACACTCACTTCAAGATGCGTAACTACCTTACTACGATTCGTATTAACTACGATATCACTGGTTCTGCCTATTCTACTGTAATGGCTATTGCTCTGAAAGATCCTGCAACTGGTAAGACTTCTTACTTGTGGGCTGATTATCAGGAATGGAAAGCTTTGCGTGAATGGTATAAGAGATGTGAACGTATGTTGGTTTACATGAAGACTAATGTAAACAAAGACGGTTCTTGTAATTTGAAGGGTACTAACGGCCGTCCGGTATTTATCGGTGCTGGTTTGTTGGAACAGATTGCTCCGTCTAACAGACGTTATTACACTCGTTTAACTGGTGAAATGTTGGAAGACTTCTTGTTCGATCTGTCTTACAACTGTCTTGGTACTAACGAACGTAAGTTTGTTGCCTTGACTGGTGAAATGGGTATGCGTGAGTTTGACCGTATCTTGAAAGAGAAGGTAGCTACTATGAATCTGATGGATACAGTATTTGTAACTGGTTCTGGTGATAACCTTACTTTTGGTGGTCAGTTCAAGACTTACAAAATGACCAACGGTATCGAGTTGACTCTGAAGTACTTCCCGCTGTACGATGATACTACTTATAACCGTGAATTGCATCCGGTAACCTTGAAACCGAAGGAATCATATCGTATGACTTTCTTGGATCTTGGTCGTCGTGATGGTGAAGCTAACATCGTTAAAGTAGTACGTAAAGATCGTGAATTCGTAACTTGGTATACTGGTGGTGCTGTAGCTCCGTCTGGTTATGCTAAGTCTAAAGATACTCTGAGATCTAATGGTAAGGACGGTTATACCGTATTCTTCCTTGGTGAAATGGGTATCATGTTGAGAGATCCCCGCGCATGTGGCGAATTAATTCTCGAGTGATGTAAAAACCGACAGCCTGCGGTAACCTTTTGGAAATATAAAAATTAAGTTAAGGCCAGTTTCGGCTGGCCTTTTCTTTTTCCTAACTTGATAGAATCTAATATTTAATATTATGGAAGTAATCGTTAGAATAGTTAAAGTAAATCCTTGGACCGGACTTACAAAATGGCCTACAACATTTGATTATGTAGGACCTTACTGGACTAGATCTGGTAATATCTACACTGGCTTGAGTACAGAAGATGCTCGTAGATTAGAGAAAGCCTTAAATAAAGAAGAAGGTGAGTTGTCCCCTAATAGCGATTTTTGGACTACCTTCGCAGTCAAACTTGGTAAAAGAGACTTAATACTGGATACAGATAAGCCATTGGATGAACTGCAATATTTGTTCCTTAAAGGTCACAAACGAGTAGCAGACGGATTAGCCAATATGAATCCTTCTAAAGACTATGTACTGATTAATAAAGACTCTGAAGCAGAACAAGCTAATCGTATCAATAAGATTAAGCGTGAAGCATATAGAGAATTAGATAAAATGTCTATTGAAGATATGCGTAAGTGCTTGCGTTTATATGGTATGAAATCAGATACTATGTCAAATGAACTCGTTGAAGCTAAGCTTACTGAACAAGTTGAAACAGCACCTGATAAGTTTATGTTGAAATGGGTAAATAACCCAAATAAAGAAATTAACTTTGTCATTGAAGAAGCTATTGCTAAAAATATTATTCGTAAGAATAGAACTCAATACTTCTTTGGTACAGATCTGATTGGTAATGGTATTGATGATGTTATTGTTTACTTACAAGATAAGAAAAATCAAGACATTAAGTTAGCCATTATGAATGAAATTAAATCCAAATAATGAAGATATCTGATTTACATAAGGCATTTAAAGTTCTCATGGATAAGAATTCAGAGGCAGTCGCTTTCGGTGGCTGCCCTGCATTCCTTCCTGAAGAAATAGATTTGTTTCTTAATTAGGCTTATATAGAAGTAATATGTAATAAGTACACCGGTAACAATACTATGAAAGTAGGATTCGAAGGTGCCGTTAAGCGTATTGCTGATTTATAGAAGTTAATTAAGACAGATACTGCACAACCTTTAGTATATCCATACTCTAGCTCTAATGTTCTTACTCTATCTAATTTCTTTAAAGACAATCAAGAACTTAAGAGAATGTTCTATGTAGATTGTGTATTACACTTCAATGATGAAGTTGCTATATGTACACTTATAGATCATGAAAAGGCTAAAGGATTCTTATAGACATATAATAATATGCCTTGGATAGAAACCCCTGTAGCAGTATTAGAAGATAATACACTGAAGATATATATAGATCCTATACGTATGTCTGCTGATACTTATACTGCTGATATTACTTATATTAAGTATCCTCAGAACATAAGCTATACAGACTACAATAAGGATATCACTGAGGTTCCTGATTACATATTAAATGAGGTAATTGATAGAGCTGTAGAAATAGCACTAGAGACTATAGAATCTCAGAGAACACAGACTAAAGTACAACTTGATAGCTTGAATGAATAATGAGTCCACGTGAAATGCAAATAGAGGTAGAAAGAAGACTATAGCTGATTAGTCCTACATTAGCTATTGATAATAAACTACCA